CACACCAGCCGGGGCTCCGACTTTACCGCCACGGCGGCAGCGATCTTGTCATTGAGCGTTTTGGCGCTGAGGGTGCCGTCCGGGGCGATGTCCAGTGCTTCGCCCACTTTCACGCCGCCCAGCTGGTCCGCCGTAGCGGGCGGCAGGCTGTAAGGCGTGCCGAACTTGGCGTCTGCCTGCTCTTTGGTGTAGAAGCTGCCGGAATCCACCGCCTTGATGCTCTCCGCAAGCTGCTGCAGCTGGGCGTTGCCGCTCTGCTGCATGGCGGTGAGGATGGCGGTGTACTGGGCCAGCAGTGTCTCGGTGGGGATGCCGGTGACGCCGTCCCGCATGAGGCCGCAGACGGCCTCGTCGGCCCGGGTGTCGGTGATGTCGGCGGCGGTGACGACCGAGGAACCGGCAGGCACCGACACGGTGCACAGGCCCAGCTCGTACTGGTTGTGGTTCTGCAGGATGTCGGGCGGCTGAGCGGCCACGGCAGGCGTGCCGGTCTTGAGTCGGATGGCGGTGAGGTTGGACGACGTATCAAACTGCAGCACCACACGATCCACCCGGTTGAGGGTGTTGTCGGCGTCGGGCACGGTCAGCACCGTGTCCTCCCGGCTGCAAACGGACACGCCTTTGAAGTCGTCGTAGTTGATCCAGGCAAGGCCCGGGGCAATGGTGATCTGCCGGGTGCCGGTGATGCTGACGGCGAAATTGCTGTCCTTTGCGTAGACGCCGGACGTGCGGGTGCACAGGTAGGTGGCTACATCTTCGGCACTGTAGGTCACGCCGTCCAGCGGATAGGTAATGATGCTCATGTGTTTTTCCTCCTGAGGATGGGGGTGCCGATCTCGGTACTGACCGTATTTTCACCCTTCTGAGACTGCAGGGTCACCGACGTGATGCGGGCCGCTGCCTGGATGTCGGTGCCGGGCAGGCTGGCCGCCACCACCTTGCCCACCGTCACGGGGCCGGTGGGGGTGAACTCAAAATTCTCCAGCCGGGTGTGCTTCGCCAGCTCCTGCTCGCCCAGCGTGCGCAGGGCGGCAAGGTACTCGCTCTGGGACTGGCCGTCCTCCTTTTTCTTGCTGGAGGCATCCAGCAGCATCTCCCGCCGGGCCGTCCCGGTGTTGTCGGTGGCCCCCACGGTCACCGTGCCGTCGGCCCCCACCACGGTGCAGATGTTCTTGTAGTCCGTGATGCTCTCGGTATAGGCCAGGTCGGTCAGGTTGCCGTACTGGGGCGCATAGCGGGCGTTGGGGTCCAGCTTGGGCCGGTACAGCTCAAACAGCAGCTTGTTCTGCTGCTGGTCGAACCGCACCCGGAAGCCGATGTCCAGCTCCTGGCACACCTGCTCTGCAATGCTCAGCAGGCTGCCGGGCTTGACCTCTCCGGCGTAGGCGTCGGCCAGACCGGCCGGGTCGCCCAGCTCCAGGCAGGGCCATGCGGCGGCCCCGGACACCAGACCACGCAGCGTGTCCTCCACGGCAAAGCTGCTCAGGGTGCCCGTGCTGACCCGCTCGTCGAGGATGCAGGCGGCGTCCTTGGTGTAGAGGACCAGCTTGTGATCGGCTTTCTGGGCCGACACGATGCGCATGAGCCGGTCGCTGCCGACCAGCCAGAGATAACGGTCCGGGCGGCAGAGGGCCTGCAGGGCGGTGGTGTCGTGGAGCTCCAGCTGAGCCCCCTGCACGTTGCTGTAGACGTTGTAGCGCTCCGGCCAGACCAGAGACAGCCAGCTCTCGATGCGGCCCAGCAGCTCCAGCCGGTCGTTATAGACGCAGAGGCTCTTGTACCCGGATGCCGTCAGGGCGGATGTGATCTCAGCCATTGGAACCCTCCGTGATGATCGTGGTAAATGCGGCATGCATGGTCAGCGACAGAAACAGCCAGCCGTCGCCGGAATCCGCCGTGCGCTGCCATGCCTGCGCCCCGTGGTATACCGTCCAGAGGGTGCTGCTGCCGTCCAGCACCGAAAGGACGTCGTAGCCTTTGCCGTCGATGACCCGCTCCACCCGGAGCTCGCCGTTTTCCCGGTAGACCTGCAGCTCGTCACCGTCCTGCAGGGTCGTGATGAAGCGCAGATATTCGCCGGTCTCCGGGTTGATGACGCCGGGGTTGACCACCTCGCCCCGGGCGGTCAGCGAGAGCTTCCAGCTCCGGGTGTCCAGACCGCTGTTGAGGATGCGGATGTAGCTGGCCTGTTCCCGGATGCCGTACTGATGCGAGGTGTAGCACACCGGCAGCCGGAACACGGGCGTTACCTTGATGGTGGCTGCCGTGGTCTTGGCCACACTGTGCCAGTAGGGGTTCGGGCAGTAGAGCTGGAAACTGAAGGTTGGCCACAGCACTGCCGGCGAAATGGCCGGGCAGCGCTGCACCTCGGCGTCACACCAGTATTTTCCGGCCACGGTCAGGCGGCCGGTGACGCCGGGAGTAAAAATGTCCCGCAGCTGGCGCTTGCAGTAGTCGGCGTTGCGCAGGATGCGCCCGGTGATGGTGCGGGTGACGCCGGAGATGCTCCGGCTGTCCACGGTGGCACCCACCTGCTGGAAGCCCTGGCTGGTCTCCAGCTCCACGGGCAGGTCGCCCAGCGGGTCGCAGCTCCACAGCACGCCGGCGGCATAGCCAAAAGCGAAGCTCTGGCCGGTGCCAGTGGTAAAAACAGCATCAAACACCCTGCAGCACCGCCCTTCTCTGCTCATACTGCGCTTCACGCATCAGGTCGGCGGCCGTCTGCGCTTTGCTGTAAATGTACTGATTAACCTCGATGTTGGGCCGCTGGGTACGCTGCGGCAGCGGGGCGCGCTTCTCGTAGTCCCACAAAGAACCGGAGGCCGTGGAGGTCGTACTGCCGGAAGTGCTACCGGAGATGCCGGGCGTGGTCTTGCGCTTGAACGCGCCGCCGACGCTGGCCACGATGGCCGCAATGGCAGCGGTCAGGGCCACGCCTGCCGCGATCATGAGCAGCGCCTGCGGGGCACCGAATCCGGTGGGGAACAGTGCCGCCGCGACGGCTTCCAGCATCCCCACAAAGGCGCTGCCGATGGAACCGATCAGGGTGCCCATGGAGGCCAAAATCTCCGGGAAGCTGGAGATCAGCCCGCCCTTCAGGCCGGTGCTGATGGCAGCGGCAGCCGCAGTGAGCGGGCCTTTCAGTCCCTGAAAGATGCCGGTGAGGGTGGAACCAAGGCCCTGCGCCTGCGTGAGCACGTCCGCAAAGCCGCTGGTCAGGCCCTTGGCGAGGTCGCCGCCCATATCCCACAGGCCGTTGGAGACGGCACTGACGCCTTTGCCCAGCAAGTTGTTGACCTGCTGGATCAGGTTCTTGCCGAAGTCGTCAATGAGCTGCTTTGCCTGCGGGGCAAGGCCGTTGTATAGGGTGGACAGCACCCATTCGCCGACAGACTGCCAGTCCTGCTTCTTCACAGCGTTCACCAGCGTGCTGAAGGTGCCCACCACGCCCTTGTGGGCCTCATCCTGCCAGCCCTTGACGAGGCCGTCAAAGCTGTTGGCGGAGGCTTTCTTGATCTCCTCGGTGATCTGCGGGACACCATCGGCGGCAACGGTCTTGACCCGCTCCACCGTGACCAGCGCCCCGTCCACGATGTCGTTGTAGGTCTCGGTGATGACCTGCTTCTGGGTCGTGGTTTTGTCGGTCATGGTCTCGGTGATGGTCTTGGTGCCGGTGGCAATGCCGTTGACCACGGAATCCGTTGTAGACGTAACGGTCTTGGCTACAGTGGCAGCGATCTCTTCATAGGTCTTCTGGGTCTGGGCCGTGGTCTTGCCGTGGTCGGTGACATACTTGGTGACAGTCTTGTAGTTTTTCACCACGCCGTTCACCATCTCCTTGCCGGATTCGGTCACGGTGCGGGTCAGCCGGTCATACTCCTCGCTGCCCTTGCGCAGGTGCTCGGTGAGCTCGGTGGTCTGGATGGTCACCTTGCCCAGGGCGTTGGTGGTGTCGGTGTGGCCTGCGTCCTGCAGGGACCACAGCAGGGTCTCGGCGGCCTGTGCGGCGGCCTTGGTCTTTTTGGCCGCCTTGGTGGCGGCGTCCCCGGACTTGGTATAGGCCGGGACAACCACCTCCGCCATGGACTGGGCGCTGTCGGCCACGTCGGCGTTGGCGTCCGCCCAGACGGAGGACCAGTCGTTCCCGCTGGCGGTTTTAGCAATGGTGGCACCGGCGGTGGCTGCGATGGCTCCTGCACCAACCGCACCGCCTTTGCCGGTAAGGCCGTTGATAAAGCTCTGGATCAGGTTCTTGCCCCACTGCACGGCCTGCGAGGGCAGGCTCTTGATCCAGGCAAGTGCGCTGGAAAAGCCGCCCTTGAAGGCGTTCAGCATGCTTGTGCCCATGCTCTTGACGCCGTTTGCCACGCCGGTGAGGATGTTCTTGCCGATGTTCAGCCAGTTAATGGCCGAGATCACCGACAGGACAGCCTGCAGGATCTTCTTCCAGTTGGCCAGCAGATCCGGCACCGCCTTGACGATGCCCACGACCAGCTGCACGATGATGGAAACACCTTCAGCGAGGATCTTGGGCATGTTGTCGTTGATGATGCCGCAGATGTTGATGATGATATCCGGCACATAGGCGATCAGGTCCGGCAGACCGGCGATCAGGCCGTTGATCAGCTGGGTGATAAGGTTCAGACCGGCGTCCACAAAGCTGGCCGCGTTGTCCCGCAGCTGGTCTGTAAATGCCAGCAGCTGCGGCAGAGCGGTGGAGAAGAACTCCGGGATGCCCTCGGTGAAGCCCTGTGCCAGGGAGCTGAGCAGCTCGGTGCCGGTCTGCAGGAGCTCCGGCACAAGGCTGTAAACGATTTCCGGAATGCCTGCCAGTACATTGCCGATCATGGGCAGCAGGTTATCCACAAGAAAGGTCTGTGCCGTGTCGGCCAGCGCCTGCAGCGGCTCGGTGAGGGCTGCGCCGGTGGACCAGTTGCCCATCACGTTTTCCGCAGCCGCCTTCATGGCGGCAAAGCTGCCGGTCAGGGTGGTGGCGGCTTCCTTTGCGGTGGTGCCGGTGATGTCCATCTCCTGCTGGATGATGTGGATGGCGCTGTACATATCGGCCAGATTGCCCAGATCGTACTTCACGCCGGAGATCTTGGTGGCGTCGTTCAGCATCCGCTGCATCTCGGCCTGTGTGCCGCCGTAGCCGAGCTTGAGGTTGTCCAGCATGGTGTAATTCTGCTTGGCAAAGCCCTGATAGGCGTTCTGGATATCCTGCATATCCGTGCCCATCTTGTTGGCGTTGTCGGCCATATCCACCATGGCCATGTTGGCCAGCTGGGCAGCGGCGTCGGTGTCCTGGCTGACGCTGGACAGCAGGCTGGCCGCAAAGCTGGTGGTCTGCTCCATGTAGTCGTTGGCAGAAAGGCCAACGGTCCGGTATGCCTGCGCGGCGTACTCCTTGACCGTGTCGGCACTGTCCTTGAACAGCGTTTCCACGCCGCCAAGGCTCTGCTGCAGGGCACCGCCCATGTTGATGGAATCCGAGATGATCTTGCCGATGCCGGCAGCCGCGATCACTTTCTTCAGGGTGCCCACCAGCTGGGCACCGAGGGACTGTCCGGCGGCGTCACCGGCTGCCGCAGGCTCCCCGCCCAGGGCTTCGGTGATCTTGCCCTGGATGCCCTCTGCCGAGGGCACGATCTGCACATACGCTTTTGCCAGCTCAATGCCGTCCGGCATGGTCATCCACCTTCTTTCAGGGCCGCAAGGGCGGCCTCAAACTCTTCCGGGCTGTCGTAGCTCTGCACGTCGGTATCGCTGTCCGCGGACAGGCCGTGCAGGTCTGCCAGCACAGAGGGCACCGTCCGGGTGTCGTTGCTCAGGCCCCACAGGATCTGCGTCAGGCGGTCGGCGGTGTAGGCTTGCAGCTCGATGTGCAGCGGCACGGTCTTGCCGCTGGCCTTCATCATGCTGCGGCTGTCCTCCGGCAGGCCGGCAGCAAGGGTAGCCGCCAGACGCAGCGGCAGGCTGCGCCAGTCCAGCACATGGTAATATTGCGCGAAATCGCAGATGAGCGCGTCCTCGTCCGATGCGATCAGTTCGGCGAGGATGCAGAGTTTTTTCCGGCAGAAAAGCTGGTCAGCAGTTCATTCAGAGCCTGCGCCACCGCCTGGGGCGGCACACGGCCCTTGTCGTTGCGCAGGTGGTCATAGAGCTTCTTGCGGCCCTCGGTGCCCAGCAGGCGCTCGGTCAGGTGGCTCATGCTGAACACGTTGCCGTCCTGCATGCCGGAAATGGCGTCGAACAGTTCCTGGTCCTCCAGAGCGTCGTCCTCCAGCTCGATGGCAAAGCCGGATTCAGTTTTTGCAGTGATCATGCCTGCACCTCCTTGGTCTTGGCAGCGGCCTGGGCGGCAGCAGTGCCGCCCAGAATGTACTCGTAATGGGTGTTGCCCTGGGCATCCGGCACGGCGGTCAGGGTGGTGTTGTAACCCACGGCGCTCTTGGCGTAGGTGATATCGCCCACGGCGGTGACGGCGGCATCCGGGATGACGATGCGCTTGACCGCCTTGTTCTTCATCACCATCTCAATGACCCAGCTGCAGTCCTTCTGCTCGGAGGAGTTTGCCTTGACCGTGATGCCGGTGTCCAGCGTGCCGGTGACGTTGTCGTCGCCGTACACGGACTTGAGCACCTCCACGTTCAGGGCCTCCAGCAGGGTGTACTGGAAGGTGTCGGGCTTCTCGGTCTGCTGGGTCAGCACGGTGTCGCCGCCCCAGGCGTTGGTGTTCTCGCTGGAGGGCGAGTTGCTGTTGGTCACGCCGTCCTCGGAGGCGTAGCCCAGGCACTTAAAAGCCTTGTCCAGTTCGGTCTTGGCGTCGGTGGGCAGCGGGGTGCCCAGCGGGGCACGCCAGATGGCACCGCCCACTTTGGGCTTGGCGGCGGTTACTTTGGTTGCGTCTGCCATGTGTAGTTCTCCTTTCACAGGTCAGTAATGAGTGATAGAAAAAACGGCCTGATAGCGGGGCCGTTTGCGGGTGGTGTCCGGGAAATTGTAGTCGGAATAAAGGTCGCAGCGCACAAGCTGCGGCAGGTTGTCGGCGTCCTGCATGGCGGCCTTGATCTGCTCGTTGAGCTGGGCAGCACCTAAGGTGCCGTCATGGTCGCAGGCATTGTGGCCGTAGGACTGCACCGCCAGTGTGGCCGTGTAAATGCCCTCGTCGCAGTCGGAGCCGGTCTTTTCCAGGACACAAAAATTGCCGGAGGGGTTCTCCGGCACGGACATAAAGCAGGGAAAACCGTTTTCCCGCAGGTAATTCAGGATGATTTCTTCGATCATTTCAGGGCCTTTAAAATGGAATTGGTGTCGGCGTTCTCCTTGCGGGCGGCATAGCTTTCCGCCCGGACTTCCGCCACGGCACGGGTGGGTGCGGTGTAGTACAAGGCTTCGTACCCGTCGCCCAAGCGGCTCTGGGCCGCAAAGGCAAGGCTGTTCAGGCCGTCGGCCAGCTCCTTACTTTTCAGCAGCTTGCCGACGCCCTTCTTGTTCAGCCTGACCTTGACGTTATTCAATCCGTTCCACCTGCACTTTCTTGTTCCAGTCCAGCGGCACAAGCGCCTCAATGTACTGGGTCACACCGCCATATACCCGCCACTTCTGTCCGAAGAACCCCACGGTGCAGCCCTCCCAGCGGTGTGTGTCTCCCTTGGGGATGCACAGCTCGTAGGCCAGGCGGCGGCCCGTAAGCTGCAGGTCGGTGACCACGGCGGCATTGTCCACCGGCGTGATGAGCACATTTTCCACCGTGACCGGTGTTTCGGTGTAAACCGGAGCGTGAAAAGCATCCTCGCCGGTCTGGGTGCGCTCATAGAGGATGACGGGGATGCCCTTAATCAGAGCCATAGGGTTCGATCACTCCCATCCGCTGACGGCGCAGGCCCAGCCGGGCCAGCTCCGATTTTTTGATGAACAGGCCGCCGCCGGGCACCAGAAAGGACCCGGACGCCGAGTAGCCGCCGGCTGCCTGGGTGATCTGGGTCATAGGCTCCTGGTTCGTGCTGGTCATCAGGGTGCGGGCGGCCACATCCACGGCCACGCTCTTGGCCACCATGGCCAGCGCCGGGTCAGCGGCCACCAGTGCGGGCAGGTCTTTGCCTGCCTTGCGGGCCTCCACGTCCAGGCTGGCCGAAATGACATCCAGCAAGGAGAACGCCCTTGCCTGCTCGGCGGCAGTCATGGGACGCCACAGAGCGGTCATGTCCTCCACGGTGGCGTAGCTCATTCAGCAGCCTCCGGTTTCTCCTTGGCGGCAGCCTTGGGTTTGGCCGCCTTTTCTGCCTTGACGGGCTCCCAGTCCCCGCCGGAAACGCGGCAGGGCGTCTCGATCACAGCGCCGGTGCGCTTGTTGCGGTACAGCATGGCGTGTCCTCCTTAGGCGTTGGCCTTGATGTGGGCGAATGCGGACGGATCCAGGATGCCCCAGCCGATGTAGGCCTCGCCGCGCAGGTATACCTGGTTGTGGCCCTTCAGGTCACCCAGATCCGCATCGTTGTCGGGGTTGCCGTACTGGATCACCTCAATGGGCATCTCCTTGGCGTAGCCCCACTTGAAGCAGTTGGTGAAGTCGCCCACCAGCGCACGGTCCAGGCTGGAACCGGCGGACAGGTTGGAGGTGGATTCCACCCGCAGGCCGTTCACCTCGCCGGGGCTTGCGCCCCAGGCCAGCTGCGGGTACAGCTTGGCACCGTCGGTAGTGGTCTGGGCCGCCAGAGCGCTCTTGAAGCTGGGGGCCAGCACCATGCCGGTAACGTCCCGCTCCGCGCCCTGCACCAGGGCGATGGCGGCCTCCACGTTGGTGTCGGGCTTGTCGGAGGCGGCAATGGTCACGGCCTGGGTGACCTTGCTGTCAAAGTGGTTGGTGCCGATGACGCCGGACGCAGAGCCGGTGCGGGGGTTGATGCCGTGGAAGGCCATGAGGTCCAGACCCTTGGCCACCTTCTTGGCAAAGCCGTCCGCAAAGGCGCTCAGAACGTCCATCTGGGCGTCCTCGGAAGCGTACAGGAACTCGTCGGACACGCGTGCACCATACTCAATCTTGATGGGCACGATGGTGATGGGCTCCACGGTCATGCCGCCCTTGCCCTTGGCACCGTTTTCTGCCACGATGTCCACTTCCTTGTCCAGCGTGAAGGTGAATTCCTTCTGGCCGTTGAAGGCGATGGGCGTTGCGCCGCAGAGCTTGGCCAGCGCGGACGCGCCGGTGGTTTTCTGGATAAAGCCGGGGATCAGCTCCTCCGGGAACAGGGAGCCTTTGCTCAGAATATCTGCCATGATGTGTTCTCCTTTACTCGTTGTTCATCAGCTGGTTTGCGAAACTGCGCCAGGCGGCCTTTTTGCCGCTGCCGCTGGGGTCGGGGTCGCCGCGCAGGGGTGCGGGCGGGGTCTTGGGCTTGATCAGCTGCAGCAGGTTCTGGGCGTCCTTGCGGATGTCCTCCTCCTTGGAGCCGGTCAGGCGGCCCGCCAGGTCGAACGGCAGGCCCACCTCATGGGCAACGCGGGTCTTGAGCGCGTCCGTCTCGTAGGTCTGGCAGCGGGTGTTCAGCTCCGCCACCTGCCCGGCGAGGGCCTCGTTCTGGGCCTTGAGGTCGTTGTAGTCGGCGTAAGGGGCCAGCCTGTCAGCGACAGCGGCCTCAAACGCCTCCTGCGTGGTAATGGGTTCAAATGCTTCTGCCATGGAATACCCTCCTTTATGGCAACAAAAAAACAGGCCCGGGTGGCCTGTTAATAGCGGATGCGCTGCCGGCGCTTGCCCTTGCCCTCGGCGCACTGCCAGTGGGCCAGGATCACGCTGTCCAGCAGCTCGATGTGGCCGCCCTCGGTCAGAGAGCGGTAACCGAAGCCGCCGTTGGAGCCGATGGCCCGCTTTTCGCAGTTGGAAGCAGCCTGCGCAAGGCCGGGCTGGCCGGCATGGCACAGGGCTTGCGCAAAAAGGGCCTGCTCGAAGGCGGCGTTGGCGGTGATGACCTGCTTGACCGTGGGCAGCACGGGGGACCTGAGGTGGGCGGCCTTCATGGCGTCGGCCAGAAGCTGCTGCCCGCTGGCCCCGTCCACCGCCACGGCGGCTAGGTCGGCTTTGGATAGAAAATCAAGAAGCCACCCGCTGCCGTCCCGGGTAGGATGGCAGCCGATGGCTTCCACGAAGATAGCGTTGTCTTTGGTGCGGCACGCAACGGCCAGCGCACAGCTGGTGCCGTCGGTGCTGAACTTGATGCCGGCATACAGCTTGCCGGTGAGCTTGGGCAGGGTGTCGGTTTTCAGTTCGTCCCACTCTGCCCGGCTGATGGCCGATTTGAGGTTGTACCGAAGCCACAGCCCCAGACGCTGGATGTTGAAGTCGATGGGGTCATCGCCGATCTCATCCGCCACACTGCGCTCGGTGAAGATGGTGCCGAGGCTGGGGTTCGTCTGATACCAGGCCTCCACGTCGTGGGGGTCGGTCTGCTGCTCCACGCTCCACTCGGCCCAGCCGGTGTTCTGCGTGTCGCCCCGCAGGGCGGCGTTGCGCATTTTGAGGAACACCGTGCCGGAGGACACCGGCGTGGGCGGGGTGCCGCAGAACAGGGTCTGTGGGTTCTCGCTGTCAGTGACCACATACTTCAGGGCACTGGCCTGATCGTCGGTGTACTCCTGGGCCTCGTCGATGACCAGCAGGTCAAAGCCCTCGCCCAGGCCGCCCTTGGAGGAGCGGGTGCGGAACTCGATGCGGCCCTCGCCCTCTTCCAGCTGGATGTGCTCCCGGCCCACGGCCTGAATGGATTTATAGGGGATCTTGGCCTTGTCCAGCAGGTGGCACAACCGCTCCCAGGCGGCCCGGGAGGTGGTGGTGCGGTGGGCGGTGTGCAGGATGCTCTCGCCCTGCTGCAGGCCGTACAGCTCCCGGATGGCGGCGATCTCGTTCTTGCCGTTGCGGCGGGGCACGGCATAGCCGAACTTGGTATGCACCCACAGATCCTCCTCGTTGCGGGCAAGGATGTCATACAGCAGCAGCTCCTGCCACTGCTGGGCGATGCGCCCGGTGGAGTTGTACAGGTCGATGGCGTCCTGGCCGAAGGTTTTGGTGTAGGGCAGCACCACGGCAGCGGTGGGCGTCTGACGCCCCAGCCTTGCCGGGGCTGTCTGTTTTCGCGTCCGCGGCATGGTGGGCTGGGTTCCTCCTTTGCATGAAAATGATGGCACCGTTTACTGGAATCGAACCAGTGACCTGTGGTTTTGGAGACCACGGCCCTGCCAACATGAGCTAAAACGGCATGAAAAAACCACTGTTGTGCCTTTTTGAGGGCATACAGTGGTTAAACTAGGATATTCCGTGGATGAAAGTTTACTTTTTGGCAGAGACCTTGCACTCTTCCGGGTACAATTTTTGGTATTCGGGATATAAAAAATGGCTGGTATTCAGGACGGCGTCCGGGCAATCGTGGCGCTTTCCGAAACGAAGATCATCGGAGGGAGTTCCTAACTTTTTGCATTTGCCCGGTCCATCCCGGTGAATACAGACATTGCATTCCGGGATACAGACCGGCACGCTGTAAAGTGGAGCACGGAACCCCATGCTGATATCCTCTTCACGCAAAAATTTAGACATTTTGGAGCACCTCGATCTCTAAAAAATATCGGTCGTCTTTTCTACCAACATCCAGCACACGATACTGCATCCCACGGGCAAACAGGACTTCGTCCTGACTTTTGAATTTGGGAAGCGCTACAGGCTGAAGGAACTGGCAGCCCTTATATCCTGCCGGAACATGCAGCTGAATCAGCGTGTCACGGCCCGGAAGATGCAGATCCTGAAAACTGGTTGATATAAATATCGGAAATTCCGGTGTGAGATCCACAAGGTCTTGCAGATCCTGCAGGGTCGGATTTTTGGGAAGCCCGAACCCTAGAAAAGAAAGCGCTGTGTTCCGGTACAGGGTGACGCTCTGCGGCATCACGCCGGAAGCCAGCGCGTTATCCAATGCGGAAATGGTCTCCTGGATCTGCGGTGTGATTTTTCCGTTCCGGATGGCAAAGTTCACACGGGTCGCCGTAAAGCCGGTATACTGCCGGAGAGCCTCCTGTGCGGTTTCCGGCAGACTAAGCACCTGCTCGGACATTGCGGCCTTGATGGCCTTGATCTCAGGTGAATCGACCGGCGGCAGCCCAATCTGTTTTCGTGCTTCTATCTTAGCAGAATCGTCTCGGTTTGTCGATGGGTTTTGAATCTTTTGAATGCGTGCCTGCCGGGCGTCCTCATCCTCCGTCCACGTCTTGTTCCACACGTTCTGCCGCCTGCCCTCGCCGGGGTCATATTCCACCCGGCAGCGGCAGCGCTCGTGGCGGCGGTAAACGTCTTTGGGCACACGGGGGTAATTGTAAGTGCCGGCCAGCGCACTGCACCATTTGCAGCAGTGGCTCTCGGCGGTGCGGATGACACGGGGCCGCAGCCCGGCCTTGCCCTGAAAATCCACGTTGCGTTTCAGGGTGTCGTCCACCACCATGCGGGAGAAGGTACGCACCGGCTCGTCCAGTGCCCACGCCACATCCGCAAACTGCTCCGCCGTGGACACCTTGTTCAGCAGGTCGTCCACAGCGTCGGTGGGCAGCACGGCCCGCTGCGGGGCAATGCCGAGATTTGCCTGCTGGTTCAGTGCCTGCTGCACGGCAGCGGAAGCGTCCGCCACCAGCAGGTGCTCCTCTTCCAGCAGGGGGCGCACCACCCGGTCGGCAATGTTCCAGTACAGCCTGCCGTCCGGCAGGGCGTCGGCGGTCAGGTTGCGGCGGAAGGCCTCGGCCAGGGCGCTGCCCACAAGCTCGGCGTAATCCGCAGCGGCAGCGTAGGTGTCGGCGGCGGGCTTTGCGTCGCCCAGCAGCGCCCGGAAGTCGGCCCGGATGCGCTCCAGCAGCTCCGGGGCAATGTCCTTGTCGGCCATGGGTGCCTCCTCAGCTCTCGGAGCGGATGCCGGTCAGGTCCCGCAGGTTCTCCGCACCGAAATAACCGGGGATGGCCGTGTTGATCTTGCCCACGGCGTCCCCGATGCCGGACAGGGTGGCGGCGTCCGGCTCGAACACCGGCTCCCACACCGGGCGGGTGAGGTAGAGCTGCTGACGCTGGTAGGCGATGCCGTCCCGCATGCAGGCGGCCAGATACCCGGCGTTCAGGAAGCCGCTGCCAAAGGTGCGCTGTGCCTTGCGGGCCGCCAGGCGCAGGCTCTCGTGGCTGGACTTGATGGCCTCGGCGCTGGAGGGGTTGTCGGTGACGAAGCCCAGATCATCCAGCGTCAGGCCGGTCTCGCCTGCAAACAGGGCGGCAAATGTGCGCAGCTGCTCGGTGTAGGGGCTCATGCTCTGCTGGGTGAACTGGCCCACCACCGGCTTGTCGCCGTCCTCGTCCTTGGTGAATTCCAGAAAACTGGAGATGGTGGCCTTCCACTTGTCCATCTGCTCGGCGTCGTTGGAGGTGCCCAGCACATATTTCTGCGGGAAGGAATAGAACTCGGCGCTGATCTCGCTGCGCTTGAGGGTGCGCAGGGCACCCTGCTGCAGGCCCATGCAGGCACGGGAGATGCGGCTGTGGCCAAAGGGCCGCTTGGCATCCGGGCGGTATACGACGGGCACCAGCAGCGGGGCCGGTGCGAGGTTTGGCACCTGATACGGCTTTTGGCCGTCGGGGTAATACCAGGTGCTGTCCGCCGTGAAGTAGGCCTCCAGCAGGGGCTTGTCCGTCTCCGGGTCACGGGACAGCACGGCATATCCTTCCGTGAGCAGGCCGGTCACCTCGTCCAGGATGCCGGTGGCGTTGCCGCCGTCGATGACCTGCAGCCGGGGGTAGCCGCTGCCGTCCGGGCTGATGTACAGAAAGCAGCAGCTGGAAATGAGGGCCGACAGCACGGCACTGTCAAACAGGGTGTCTGCGTTGTTCATCTGGTAGATGGAGTTCAGGTCAAAGTTATCATCCCGGAACTCCCGCCAGACCAGCCGGTCGGCCAGAGCGTCCACAGCTTTCCCGCACCAGCCCAGCGTCTCGCTGAAAAAGCGGAACTCATCCGGGGTGACCTTGCCAAAGTCCTTTACGGCGTTCTTCATCTCGTAATACTTGTAGCGGGTCAGCACTCGGCTGCGCTTCTGGTTCAGGCGGCGGCGCAGATAGGCCATGCCTTTCAGGTCGGTCATGGGCGGTGGATTCTCCTTTCACGAGAAAATATTCACAGTACGGTCTGGGAAGGTCAGAGGGCCCCCTGGGAGGGGGATGCCCCCCGCGTCCCTGCGTGCGTGTCCCGGCGGCGCTGCGGGCCGTCTCAGCGGCTGCGGTACGCCGTCCAGTCGGTGCTCAGCGGCAGGGCCATGGAGGCATCTGCATCCGGCTCCGTCTGCTGCTCCACAGGCGTAAACAGCTTGTCGCTCTTCTGCCGGTTGCACCAGAAATGCGCCAGCTGCAGGTTGGCGAGGTCGCTGGGGTGGCCGCCCTTGGCCACCGGAATGATGTGGTCGATGCACGGCGAAAGCGGATGCGGAAACTTGTAGCTGAAATCCACAGGCTTGCCGCAGATGCCGCACACGGTCTGGGTGGCGTAGATCTTTTTCTTGTTGCGTTCAAACGCCAGCCGGTGGGTACCGTCCCGATCCGGGCGTGCAACAGTCTTTGCCATGGGCAGCTCCTTGGGGTGTGCTGCCTGCCAGTCTCCTCAAGGGGGAGGAGGCCTTTTGCAGGCAGGGGGGGTTTTGAAAGGCCGGGGTACAAAATGACCCCGGGGGTCTTTGCAGGCCCCGGGGGTATGAAAAAAGCCGCCCCTGCGGACGGCGGGAAATATCAAAAAAGGCCCGGCTGGTACATTCAGGCTGTTGGTCGGTAAATGTGTGTTCCCCTGTCGCAGCCGGGCAGCACAAAGCCCGCAGGATTGAAGGGAGTAAACCTTTCCTGCGGGCTCTTGCGATGATACTATTTTATCATGAAATCAAAGACATGTCACTGACGTCGTACTGACGTTTTACTGACATCTGTCACAGTTCCAAAGCATCCACACCTTTACGGTGATGACGGTAAACCTGCCGTACACAGATGCTCATCTTCTGTGCAATCTGCTCCCAGTCCTGAAAGCGGAGATACTTCAGCCGCAGGACCTCGTAATCCTTCGGGTCGTCCACATCCTCCAGTCGGGCCATAAGTTCGGCGTGGAGATCATCACACAGCATGATCTGTGCATTCAAGGCTTTCTCGGCTCGTTCAATACGTTCTACAGTTCGTGCCAGACTCTGCCCATCACCGCTGCCGCCCGGCATTCCGGTCAGTTGCTGCGTGGTACAACCGGTGTCACGTTCTGCTTCATCTAAATCATCTCGCAGGTGCTTGGCCTTTACCATAGCGTCCCCGTACCGACTGAGCCAGCGTCTTTTCTCTTCGTAGGTCATGCCAGCTCCTCCACCCGGACGAACACCCCGCAGGGGTCCGACCAGAACTTCTCCACGATCTCGCTGCACACCTGGGCATCGTCGTCCCAGAAGTGCAGGCGGGTCATCTCATCCTTGAGGGCCTTTTCCAGGTTGTCAGTGTCCGGCTTGCTGGTGCGCCACGCACCGTTCCTGCGCCCCTCGGAGGGGAAGCACCACTTGACCAGCAGGCGCACCGGTCTGCCGGCAGGGATGGGCTTTGCCGGGGCGTGGGGTGCCAGATGGGCATGGAGCTTGGCACGGGTGGCTTTGAGTTCCGGGCTGTCGTGGAGCACGGCGCAGGGCTTGCCGCCCTTCATGTAGGCGTGCAGCTGCTTTGCGTTGTGGGTGGTGGTGGGCGGCTGCATGGGGATAAAGAATTGCGTGTACATGGGGTTCACCTCGTTTTTCTTTTTTCAGTTCGCCAACGTGATGGGGAGGGTCTCCGAATGGATGGGGGCTGTGGTCGCCCCATCCTTCGGGAAACCCCATCACAATTGCAGTTGCAGTTTTAGCTATTATATATAGGCTATTTTGCACTGCAAAATCTGCAGTCATAGCGGCTATAACTGCAAAATTGCAGTTTTTCGTGTCGTGCAAAATAGCGGCTATAACTGCATTTTTACAACAAACTGTAATCGCAAAAATTACAAATCGTTTAACCGTTGCTGCCGGGTTCCTTGCGTCCAACTTTCTCACCGTCGATCCAGAACCGCCCGTCATCCTTCAGGCGGGTCTTGACGGTGCGGGGCTTTAGGTCCATGTATTCGGCCAGAGCATAGACGGTCACCTCGCCGTCCATGGTGCAGGCTTCAAAGGCGGTGTCCAGTTCGGCTTTTTTGTCCTTGGTCACTTTGCCTTTGTCGCCCCAGCGCTTAGCGGCACCGCGGTTGCCCAGAGTGCGGAAGTCGCTGTCCGGCTGCAGATCCTCCAGCAGTCCGCTGTCCGGCTTGTGCACCGGGTAGTCGAACCACAAGTTCACCGGGTCGAAGCGGGCGAACTCGCGTAAGGTTCCCTCGATGCGCCAGGCAGTCATACCGTCGGCCTGCTTCTGGGCGGCGGCCACCTCCGCGTCGATGGCCCGGAGGTCGGCCAGGCCCAGGCACTCCTTGGCCACGGCCAGCATCCGGCTCTTGCTGAGGGTATCGTCCGGGCCGTAGGCATCGGCATGGCCGCGCTTGTCCAGCATGGCCTTGATGACCCGGCAGGCCGCCTTGTTGCGCAGCTGTTCCCGGATGGCGTCGGTGGGCGTCAGCTCGGTCATGTCCAGCATGGCGTCCGGGTCACGGGCGAACACGCCGGAACCGGACGCACGGTCCATGCTGCGCTTGCCGCCCTGGGCACCTTTGCTGTGGTGATGGCAGTAGATCACGGCGCAGTCCAGTGCGCGGCACACAAGGTCAAACTGGTTGCAGAACTTGGCCATCTGGTCGGCGCTGTTCTCGTCGCCGGTGATTACCTTATAAATGGGGTCCAGCACCACGGCCATGTAGCCCTTTTTCTGGGCCCGGCGGATAAGCTTGGGGGCCAGCTTGTCCATGGGCACGGACGCACCGCGCAGGTTCCAGATGTCAATGTTTTTCAGGTGCTCCGGCGGCAGGCCCATGGCGGTGTACACATCCTTGAAGCGGTGCAGGCAGGAGGCCCGATCCAGCTCCAGATTGATGTACAGCACCTTGCCCTGGGCGCAGGAGAACTGGCCCAGCCACGGCTTGCCCTCGGCAATGGCGATGCACAGCTCGATGAGGGCAAAGCTCTTGCCGGCCTTGCTGGGGCCCGCCAGAAGCATCTTGTGCCCTTTGCGCAGCACCCCGAAGATGAGCGGGTCTGCCAGCGGGGGCAGGTGCTCCCAGTCGGCGGCGAGGTTCTCGGTGTCCGGTAGGTCGTCGGTCTCGGCTTCCAGCCAGTCCACCCACTCGTCCCAGCAGCTCTTGCCGAAATTGGTCTCCAGAAGCACCTGCCGCTTGTCGCCGCGCAGGATGCCGGGCATCCGGCTCAGGCGGCTGGGGTTGCGGTTCTGCTGGTCGAGGGTCAAGCCGTTTTTCTGGCAGGCAGCGTAGAGGTAATCCACCCGCTTGCGGTACTCGGCATAGTCCGGGGCGTCCACCTTGACGATGGCGTGGACGCTCTTGCCGCCGGAGTACACCAGCGCGGCGCAGGGCAGCTCCAGCTGCTTGATGATGGCCTGCTGCTTGCCCAGCTCCATGTTATCGCACTCCACAAGGGCGTAGCGGTAGGCGGTGACGTTGGCGTCCTTGCGGCCTGTGCCGTCCACGGGGTTGAAGCAGATCCAGGCACCCACCTCCGGGTCCCAGTCGCCCAGCACCTTGCCGAGATCCCCGCCGCAGGTGCCCAGTTCGGCAAGGAGCTGCCCGGCGGTGCGGGTCCAGCTGCCCTTGGCCGGGCGGCGTTTGTCGTCGGCCATGAAACTCTCGGTGACATAGGCCACATACTCGTCCTCTTCAAACAGGGCCTGCAGGTAGCGCCTGAGCTGGTCCACAGGGTCCCACTGTTCCGGCAGGGCGAGATCGTGGGCTTCCACCCAACGGGGGTCTACCAGCTGGCCGTCTGTGTGGTTCGTCCCGGCGGAGATGTCGTCGTTCCAGTCCAGTGCATGGCCGGCAGGGCCTCTCCATCCGCTGGAATAGGCCAGCTGAAAGATACTGCTGGCCGTGACGGGGCTGCCCCCGCCGCCGTGGAAACTGGCCCACTTCTTGGCGCACTCGCCTTTGTGGTAGCGGCCCCCGTCCCGGGCGCTCCACTGTTCCCATGCTTCCACGGGCAGGCCGGCTTCCTTCAGGCCCATGCCCACCAGGATCCATTCGTCGTAGGTCAGGGCGGACGGGCTGAGAAAATCCAGCGCTTCTTTGAGTTCATTCGCATTGTCCATTCACGTTACCATCCAAAATCAAAAGGACTGTCTGCAGCAGGCGGCTCCGCAGCGGGGGTATAGGTGCGGGGGTTCACGCCCTTGGGCACGCCGCGCCAGCCCTGAGCCGCTATGCGATCGATCATGTGGCGGGCGGCCTCAAAGCTCCAGGTGCCCACATGCTGGAACCCGTACTTTTCCAGACAGCGGATCTGTTTGGGCGTGGTCAGGCCCTCGTCCCGGCGCTTGTTCAGGCGGTCCAGCAGCAGGGCCGCCTTGCCTGCCGATTCCACCGCATCCGGCAGGATGCCCAACTTTTCCAGCGCGGCGGTCTGCTTGTCGCTGGGCGGCCCGGCTTCCCAGCCAAAGGCGGGCACATAGCCGGACAAGTCCTCGGCCTGAATGCTCATCTCGTACTGCAGCGGGTCCACCAGCTTTGCCTTTTTGCGGCGCTGCTCTTCCAGCTGCTTGGCAAGGGCTTCTTCCCGCTGGGCCACCACGTCCTCGCTGGCCTGTGCGGCGGCCTCCTCGATGTCCTCCGGGCAGCCGGTCTCGGCCAGATGCTCGGTCATCTGGCGGGCCACAGTGCGGTCCTCACAGACCAGGTCTGCCGGGCGGCACAGCTCGTGCTTGTCGGTCATCCACAGGAAATCCAGCAACAGCAGGTCGGTCTTGCCCGGGGAAAGGCGGGTGCCGCGCCCCACCATCTGGCTGTACAGGCTGCGCACCTTGGTGGGCCGCAGCACCACCACGCAGTCCACGGAGGGGCAGTCCCAGCCCTCGGTGAGCAGCATGGAGTTGCACAGCACATTGTATTTGCCGGCGTCGAAGTCGGCCAGCACCTGCCTGCGGTCGTCGCTCTGGCCGTTGACCTCGGCAGCCCGGAAGCCGTAGGTGTTCAGCAGGTCCCGGAACTTCTGGCTGGTCTTGATCAGCGGCAGGAACACCACCGTTTTGCGGCTCTTGCAGCGCCGAGCCATTTCGGCGGCGATCTGCTCCAAATACGGATCAAGGGCTGTGCCCAGGTCGCCCACGGCGTAGTCGCCGCCGCTCATGGTCACGGATGTAATATCCAGCTGCAGCGGGATGGTCTGGGCCATGATCTTGCACAGATAGCCCTCCTTGATGGCGTCGGTCAGCTTGTACTCAAAGGCCAGGCTGTCGAACACCTCGCCCAGATTGCGCATGTCGCCGCGGTCCGGCGTGGCGGTGACGCCAAGCACCTTGGCCCCGCTGAAGTAGTCCAGGATGCGGCGGTAACCGTCGGTGATGGCGTGGTGGGCCTCGTCGATGATGATGGTGCCGAAGTAATCCCGGGGAAAGCGTTCCAGCCGGGCAGTGCGCTGCAGGGTCTGCACGCTGCCCACCACCACCCGGAACCAGCTGTCCAGGCAGGTGGATTCGGCCTTTTCCACGGCGCTGACAAGGCCGGTGGAACGCTGCAGCTTGTCGGCAGCCTGTTCCAGCAGCTCGCCCCGGTGCGCCAGAATGAGCACCCGGTCGCCGGCACGCACCTGATCGGCAGCCACCGACGCAAACACAATGGTTTTGCCGGTGCCGGTGGGCAGCACCAGCAGGGTGCGGGTGTGGCCGGCGTCCCACTCGGCGTGGATGCGGTCACGGGCCTGCTGCTGGTAGGGTCTCAGTTCCTGCCCCATCAGAATGCCCCCTGCGTCCAGCCCTGCGAGGGTGCCGCCTTGGGTGCCGGGGGCGGCAGGAAGCGCTGCACCTCGTTGCTCTGGCCGGTCTCACCGGCGTGAGGGCCGCTCTGTTTGGTGTACTCCCGGACGCCCAGCTTGCAGATGCCCTTGGCACCTACCACCTCGTTCCAGCGGGGGCGGAAGGTCTCGCCCCGCTTGCACTGGCCGATGCTCTCAAAGAACGCGCCCAGCAGACCCTGGGTCTTGGTATGCAGGTACAGGCGGTGGGTCACGGTGGTGTCGCCCTTGGCCCCGCCATAAATGCGCAGGGTCAGTTTTGCCATGGAGCAGGGCGGCAGCTTGGCCCCGCCCTCATAGCGGGCACGCTCCATCTGGGTCACTTCAAAGGGGTACTCGCCCTCCGGCAGCAGCACGAATTCCTGCTGTTCGTTGGTAAACTCGTCATCCCAACCCAAAGCGAAACCTTCGTTGTTCATCTCGTTCATAATGCTTCTCCTTTATTTAATGTACGTTAAAACGGCAGGTCACGGCTGTCCAGAACCATCTGCAGCACCTGCGGCCATGCGGCGATCAGGCAGCCCTCCACAAAATCCATAGGGTAGTCCTTGATGGGCATATCCTCCGGGAAGTAGCCCCGCTCGCCCACTACATGCTGCAGCTCTTCCGGAGTCACGTTGTTGGCGCTCATGAGCGGAGCCAGTTTTTCCGGCACGCCCAGGGCGACCAGATCCGGCGTGAGCAGGGCCTTAGGAACCTCTTCACGGGGCGGTTCCGGCTGTGCCTGCGGGGTGGGCAGGATGTCGGCATCCGGCTGATGTTTGGGCTGCGGGGCAGGAGCCGGGGCGTGCTGCACCGGCGTCTGGGTAGCTGCCGGTGCGCTGCCGCCGGGCAGGCAGTGGGCAATGCTGGCGTAATCAAAGGGCACCTCCTCCGGCAGGTCAAAGCGGTTCTTGGCGTCCCAGCAGGCGTGGTGGGTGGTGTACAGCACCCGCTTGCCGCCGCTGGCCTTGTTCTTGGCGTTGGGACTGCTGCCGGCCTTTTCCACCACCGTTTTGTAGTTGGCGAACAGCAGCATATCGCACCACTCCTGCAGCAGCGGGGCCACCTGCTTGCTGGTTTTCATGCCCCAGCGGTCGTAGTTGCCCACGGCGTCCGGCTGCTCAAACTTGGTGATGGCGGCATGGGCCAGCACCACCACATTGTGGCCGGCGTTCAGCACCTCTTCCAGGGCATCCAGCAGCTTGCTGAACTCCTCCTTGACGTAGGTGTAGCCCTTGCCGTAGCCAAAATCTTCGATGCCGTTGACCTTGGCACGGGCGCACACCGCCTGGATGCACAGGCGCTCGGCCCAGTCGGCTGTGTCGATGACCAGCGTGCTGCAGGGGATGCTGCCCTTGCGCACCTCGGCCACCTCGTCCAGCAGCATGGCCCAGCTGGTGGGCTGGGGCAGGCGGGCCACGTTCAGGCGCTTGGTGCCGCCCTCGGTGTCGATGAACACAGGGCTCGGGAAGTGGGAGGCAAAGGTGCTTTTGCCGATGCCCTCCGGGCCGTACAGCACGGTTTTGACGGGGGCGGTCTGGATGCCGCTGGTGACTGCATACTTGCTCATTTAAAACGCTCCTTTCGTCCAGCTCCTGGGCTGGGGCTTTTCGGTGACAGGCGGCTCGGCATCCTTTACCATGCCGTCCTCAATGATGATCTGGCACTCGCTGCCGGTGGAGACCCGGGTGGCGATGGCCTGCAGGTGCTCTGCTTCCAGCCAGCGGCCAAACTCGGTCAGGGTGGTCATGTCCATCTGCTCCAGCTTGTCCAGCAGTACAAACCCGCAGTCCGGGTTCAGGCGGCGGACGATGGCCGTGGCCACCCGCAGCTGGTCGCTGCCGGACATGTCCCGCCAGCGCTTGCCGTTGTAAGTAAGGACACCGTCCTCCACGCTGAGGCCCGGCAGGGGCAGGTCGGCCCCGTTCAGCAGGGCCATGCGCTCGGCACGCTTCTGCTGGATGGATTCGGTCAGGCGGTCGTACTCGCTGGCGTACTGGGCGGCTTCGTCCTCAGCCCGGGATTTTTCCAGGTTGGCCCGCACCTTGCGGTTGGTCTCCTCAATGTCCCGGATGGAGGCTTCCAGCTCGGCGGTGGATTCGTCTTGCAGCTGGGAGACGGTCTTTCTTGCAGTTTCCCGCTGATTGAACAACTTGGTGTGCTTGGCGTCCAGTTCATCTGCCAGCTGCTGCAGTGTGGCAATGCGTTCCCGGGTGCGCTTCAGCTCGTCCACACACTGCTGCACCTGCTGTTCAAGCTCTGCATACTGGGCCCGCAGGCGCTGGTTCTCGCCATTCCGGGCCAGAATGTCCTGCTGCTGGCGGATGAGCTCGGAGGCGCTCACCGGCTCGTCCGGGGCTTCCGGGTAGGAGATCATTTCCTCGGCAAAGTGCTTTTTCTGGGCGGCCAGCTGACCGGTGAAGGTGCGCTTGTCGTACAGGCCCTTGATCTCCAGATCCCGGGTGTGCAGCTCGGCCCCAATGCCGATGATGCGCAGCAGGATGTCAGCCTTTTCCTTGTCGCTGGCGTCCATGAAGCGGGGCAGGTCGAGGGCCAGCGGCTCCACAAAGGCGTTGAGCAGCTGCTGGCCGCTGCGTCGGCCGGTGGGATCGGTGACGGTCAGGCTGGCGTTTTTGCCCTTGCGCTCCACGATCACGCCGTTGGACAGGGTGACTTTGAGGTGGGCCGGGGCGACCGCCCCGTCCCGCTGTGCGGCAGTGGGGCGGAAGCGCTCCCCGCCCAGCGCCCACGCCAGCGCGTCCAGCACGCTGGTCTTGCCCTGATTGTTGTTGCCGCCCACGAGGGTGAGCCCGGTGGGCGACGGCGCAAAGGCCACCGCCTTGATGCGCTTGACGTTTTCGGCTTCCAGAGCCGTGATCTTTACAGACATTGTGATACCTCCCCTTGAATGCTGCCGATGGTGTGGACGATCTGGTTGGCAAGAGCCTCCCGCTGCTCTTCCGGCAGTTTGCGGAACTGCGGCTTTACCATCTGCCAGGTGTTCAGCATGGCCCGGCTGGCCAGCAGGACGCTGTCGTAAGCGTTCCGGGCGTCCTGCTCGGCGTTCCCGGTGACGGCGTCCAGCTTTGCCTGCAACTCGGCATTCATGGCGTCGGCCATTTCTTTTGCCTGCCGCCGGGTCTCCTCTTTGTCCACCACGGCGGTGATGGGCTGACTTTTCAGCGCGTCGTTCTCGGCCTTGAGTTTGTCGCCCCGCAGCTTTGCCGCTTCGGCCACCTGCCGGGAGCCTGCCAGCTGGTTCTCCGCGTCCTTGGCGCGGGCTTCGGCCCTGTCGCGCTCGGCTTCAGCTTTCTGGCGCTGGAGGTTGGCCGCAATGCGGCTCTCGTCTGCATCGTGGTAGCTCTGCTGGAGCTTGGCGTTCTGCTCGGTCAGGCCCTGAACATCCGCAAGGGCGGCATCCCGCTGGGCTTCGACATCTTGGATGTGGCTTTCCGCCCAAGCAGCCCGATTCTGGGCACCCAGCAGCTTGTCCCGCTCAGCCTCGGCAGCATCGGCCCGCTCTTTCTCGGCTTTGATCTGGGCAAGGGCTTCCTGATACTGCTTGTGCGTTGTGATATCACCGCTCTTGACCTGCTCCACCAGCTCTGCGGGGGCGCTGGGTTTTGCCACGGCATACAGCAGGGTCGGCGGCAGGGCTTCCAGAATGGCCCGCTGGCGGGGGCTGCTGCCGTCCATCAGGGCAGAGACCTGCAGCAGGTTGTAGGCGGTTGACTTGGTGATGCCAATGGAACAGCACCATGCCCGGAAAGAATCATCGCCACGGTTGCCGTGCTTGGAGTTGTCCAATTGTTGGACAACTCCGCACAGCGCATCATGGGCAGCAGCAATGGCATTACCCATGTGCACGAGGCCGCGCTCGGCCAGTTTTTTGCCGTGACGGTACTCATCCTCAGCAAAGTGCAGGTCATCCACCGTCTGTGCATCCAGCCCGGAGTAATCGAACGCCGGGCGGATTTCGTCCGGGATCGTGGTCAGGGGCTTGTTCTGTGTCGTCTGGGTTCCGGGCACTTCCGGTTTGTCAACATCCGCAGAGTGAGCGGGAGTTAAATGCTTTTCGCCTTCGGTCTGATAACTGTTGCACTCCTGCACGGGATGGCCGCAGCTGTGGCAGTTTCCGAAGCATTCTTCTTTGCACCCGCCACAGGTGCAGGTAGAGCAGATGCAGGAAGCAGGAACACTCGAGGAAGAATCCTCTTCCACTGGGTCGATGGGGGCATTTTTGCAGGGCTTGGCATTTTCTAATGCGTCCAGCATTGCGCAGTCGATTTCGTACTCGTCCAGCGGGGCGAACTCCGCGCCATTGGTCAGAAACGACTGTGGGGTCAGATTCTTGTCTGCCGCTCTGGCCAGCTCAAATCTATGCGTCATGATGCGGCTTTCTTTCCAAATGCTGCCGTTCCAGTACCAGAACCGGCCGCGGTAACAGGCATAAACCATCTCGTTGGAAATCTTGGAACTGATGGTGTAGTCCGTCATACCCGCACCTCCGTGTCCTTCAGGCGGTCCAGCAGCTCGGCCTGCAGGTCTTTGCTCATGGGCACGAGGCTGTTGTTCTTCCACCCGTAGCACAGGATGGTGCCGTAGATGTTCTGCCCGCGGTAGATGCGGTTCAGCCCCTTGCCGAGGATGCCGTACACCAGCACCGCCGGGGTGCGGGGCAGCACCTTCTGCGTGCAATCGCAGCCCAGCATGGCTTCGATGCCCTGCAGCGTGTCCGGCAGGGTGGTGACGACCGGGGCTTTGCCCGGCTCGATCAGGATTCCTTTCATTGTAAAACCTCCGATTTTGTGATATTATCGGGGTGATGTGATTGGGAAAATCCATCATCCCTTGGGCTCGTCGGTGCGCCAACACCGGCGGGCCTTTTTGGTTTGCGGGGCAGGCTGTCCACCTCGCTGCGCGGGATGAGCTCCCGCTGGCAAATGTACTTGACGTGCTGCCTGCCGTCCTTGAGCCAGTGCGAGACGGCAGACGCAAAACTGTTGGCGCTGGCGTAGCCCAGCCGCCGGGCGCACATGGCGGCCGTGCCGCTGGCCAACAGGTCACCGCTCTTGGCGTCCCAGACCGTATACCAAAAGGCATTGTTGACAAGGTCAGGCATGGGGGTTACCCCACCTTCCGCTTGCCCTTGACGGTGTTCTGGGGCTCCTTGTGGACCTTCTTGCCGGCTTTCTCCTCGGCGTCATGCACGGCAAAGCTGATGCGCATCAGGGCAAGGGCTGCCAGAATCAGCACCATGGCGGTGACGAACTCGCCGTCGGTGATCGTGCCGCCCAGCTGGGCCCCGCCCTCGATGCCCATAGCATACAGCAGGCCTGCGCCCAGACTGGCGGCTGCCAGCACCTGCAAAACGGTAGATTTAATCTTCATCGTCGTCCTCCTCTTTCAGCGCGCGGATCGTGTTGTAGAGCAGTCCAGACGCCCAGCCCATCTGCCGCTCAAAATCGTCCGGGAAATAGCTCTTCAGAATCTGGGCGATTGCGCACACCAGAAGATGCAGCACGTCGCTGGGACTACCTTCGATCTTGATGGTCGAGTCCTCACTGTCGATGTAAAGTTTTGCCTTCATGTTTATGCTCCTTTCTCGACTGTCGGGAAGAAATACTCTCCGATCTGTTCCTGTGGAATGTGCAGCTCCCTGCAAATGGCGGTGATTTCGTAATGGCGCCACTCATTGTTCTTTTGCTCCGGCTTCGGGTTCAGGCGGGTGGACAGGGTGCTTTCACCCATGCCGACCAGCTTGGCGAACTCCCGGTGCTCAAACCCTTCGTCCTCGATGAGGCGGGCCAGCTTCAGGTAAGGGCTTCTTGGTCTTCTCATGGCTTTTGTCCTCCTTCTTTTTGCGGATGTGTGCCAGCCGCTCCGGCTGGCGTTTGTCCCAGCGCTGTTCTGCCCAGCGCTTGTTGCGGCCGTTCACGCTTCCAGTTCCAGCGCCCAGAACTCGGCCAGGGTCTGGCACACCGGCAGGGAAAAGCCGTCCCGGTTCATCAGGTACATGGGGTACTTCTGGTGGTTCTGAGGGTGGACGTACTCGGTCTTGAAGAACAGCGGGGTGTCCCCATTTTTGGGGAAGCTCTTCACGATTTCCGCGATGTCGCGGATGACGTGGTCATGGCGTTTGCCGAAGCGCTTGGCGACGTCCCGGCTGGATGCCACCGGTTCGCCGTTCTGGGTGGATAAGATGATGTCGTTCATGGTGAAGATGTACCTCCTTATTTTCGATGTGTTTTGATATAACGTTCGATTCTTTCGCACACACGGCAGACTGCTGTATAAAATTTGACTTTCTGCTCAGTGACGAGTATTTTAATAATCAGAATAAGTTTGTCCATAGAACCTCCCAAAGAAAGGAATGATAAGAATGGAAAACGAGAATACTCCTGATGATATGAGACACACCTCTGTAACACAACAAAATGGCATTGTGAAATTAACGCCCTTCGGAAAAGAGTTCACTCAGGTATGCTTTTCCAGCTGAACTTTCCGCCCAGCGCTCCTCTTCCACAGGTCCGCTGGGCTTTTTGTGGTTCACCATCTTCTTCACTTCCTTGTGTGCACCTCGCTCCTGCGGTAAAATGGAGAAAACAGGAAGGATGTGCATGATATGTGGAATAAAATGGTTGAGTGGCTGAATGTGCGGGACAATGTGACTTTCTTGATCGCAGTAGCCAGTTTTGCTTTGTCGATCTGGAACTTTGCATCGGATAAGATCAAAAATCGAAAAAATTTCATCGTCGAAGTTCAGAACGTTTTCTGTTTGGGACCCAGTCCTGAAAAGGAATACACAGAGGTCCTCAATATCTGCTTTATCAATAAGTCCAGAGAAGCAATTACCTTGAGCCGACTCGAACTTTCTTCTGAACTGGGCGAGTGCGTATTCGGCGAGTATCGTCTGAAGCTTCTGACAAACAGCCGGAAGCACGGGAACAAAGAAGTAAGTCGGTCAGAGTGGTATTCCGATATTTTCCCGGTTAAAGTTGAAGGTCTCGGATATGAGCACATGGTCTTATCTTCAACTGGGAGCACAAAACACATTGCAGAGAATGCGCCATATAAGCTGAAAGTTTTTAGCAATAAAGGAATCATCACAAAAACTTTTACCAGTGATTTTTCCAACGCTGGAATGCTGTCACAATGCCGAGAACCAGACTCGCACACAGAAGCACTTGAGTGAGTTCGTTTTGCGTCATCTTCTTCACCTCCTTGTTGATTATGGTGATGTCTGTCATGTGGTTTCTCCTTTCATGCCACGGGGCGGCCGTCCAGCTTCTTCAGGCTGGCCACCAGATTGATGGACGCCGCAGCGGTCTCCATCTGCTCGAATGCGTCCTCGTCCATGTCCTTGCACATGGTGTGGATGCGGATCACACGCTCCACGTCCTGCTGCGTCAGACCATACATGGCGGGGTTCAGGGAATAGCTCTTTCGTGCCATAATAAGCACTCCTTTCTGTGGGTGGCTCCCACGACCATCCCGGCGGCGTCACCGGAATGGTTTCGGCCGCTGCCATGCGGCCATCATCGGGTGGGTTGTGGTGTGCTCCCTTCTGCGGTATACTTGGGCAGAAAGGAGTGTTGAAAATGCTGGACGTAAAAACGCTGAAGGTTCTGGAGTTTCTGAATGAACATCAGGATGAGGCGCTCTCCATCTATCAGATGGGAAAGTGTGGCATGACCGTCAACTTTGAAACGATGCAATGGCTGACGGACAAAAATATGGTTTTTCGTTATGAAGATGAGGATGCGTTCCGGTATGAGTACGAAGATCCAGAGTATACCTATCAAATCAATGCTGGTGGTCGTGTTGCGCTGGAAGAACAAAAGCATTTCACAAAGACTGAAAGGCGTGCCAACATTGCTCTTGGTTTGTCGGTTTTGAGTTTGCTTGTTGCCATTGCTACAGCCTTAAAAGGTTGATGACGTTGATGAGCAGCGCAATGATGGACAGAGCGAAAGCAATACTGTATTTCAGGTCAAGGCGTGCATAGTATCGCTTGGTTTCCTCCAGCATCTTCTTGTCAAGCTGCTCCTGTTCTTCCGGTGTTCGGGGAGAATGATCCATCTTCTTTACCTCCCTTCGTGTTGACTGGGTTGCAATTTGTTGATTGCATGACAAGTATAAGTCATTAAACAACATTTGTCAAGAGGCGTTTTGTTGATTTTTCCAACAAAAAGGCCTTGACGCTTTAACGTGCACCTGCTATAATGATGGCAAAGGGGGTGACTAAAATGACGATAGGCGAACGAATTAAGGAGGTCAGAAAAACTGAAAAGCTGACTCAACAAGAGTTTGCTGACCGGCTGAACCTTAAACGGAACACCGTTGGCAGCTACGAGGTTAATGTTGTTGAACCCAGCGACCGTACTATTAAAGACATCTGCGATAAGTTCGGTGTCCGGGAAGCATGGCTGCGCGAAGGCGAGGGTGAAATGTTTGTACAGGACACTCAGTCCGAGCAGGTGGCGGCCTTCCTGGCTGACCTGACCAAGGATGACAGCGACACCTTTAAAAAGCGTTTTGTCGAAATGCTGGCAGGCCTGAGCCCGGCGGACTGGGAGCTGCTGGAACGCATGGCCGAAAAATTGACGCAAAAAAAAGAGGAAAGCCCGTAAAGGCTCCCCTCGCGTGGTGGCTGGTGGCTCATCCGATCAGGTGGCTTGCGTACACCCACACAAGCCGCAGCTGGCGGAAATCGGCTTTTTCCAGCAGTTTCAAAATGGCATTGATGTAATCTTGTCGTGTCATGTGGCAATCCTCCGATTCGGTTTTATGTTCAAGAACATTATACAACCATTCGGCGTTGAATGCAACAACTTTTGACAACTGAAAACAAACGAAAAAATCGCAGAAAACTGGGATTTTTTCAGCAGAAAAAAGGAGAGAATCATGAAAAAGTCAGCAAAAAGGCTTTTAGGCGTTGTTTTTACACTGGCGCTGATGACGATTCTCGCATGTGGTGCCTTTGCGGCAAAGCCTGCGGTCGAGCTCACCGACGTCTATTTTACGGTCGACGCTTTTGACGGCGTCAGCCCCACGGTCTGCTTCCGGAATAATTCAAACAAAACCATTAAATACGTTACGTTCACGTTGGTTCCTCTTAATGCGGTCGGTGATAGAACTTCCTGTACAATCAGCGGCCGCTCGACGGTGACGGCCCAGGTAGTAGGGCCGATTGCTCCGACAAGATTCGACCGAACGGTCGCAAACACGGTGACTTCCCCCGCGTCCATGGGGGATTTTGGGCCGTTCCAGGCACAGCAGCAGCTTGCAACGGATTATTACTTTGGCGCAGAAGAGCGCAACGGGCATAGAATCTTTTTGGACAAGGACGGTAATGCCTATTATGCTGATTCCTACACTCCGTCCTCCGTTCTGTCTGTGATCGACCATTCCAAGACGCGGGGTCAGCTGGATTCTACTACTTATCTGACAGATGACGAACTCCAGAATGCAATTTACAATGCAGCAGTGGAATGGGATTGCCTTTGGTACAACAGCACGATCGACGAGATTGCCGTGACCAAGGCGGATATCATCTATATGGACGGAAGCAAAGAGACTGTCAATCAAAAAGCCCTGTATTCGGGTCACTTCAGAAGCGACCCGACGAATCAGCCTTACTATGTGCTGACCAGCAAATACGCCCCTGTTTACGATTATCAGTATTACAAAGAGCACAACGCCGATCTGGCTGCCCTGTTTGGAGATAACCAGTGGAAGTATCTGGAGCATTTCGTAAACAGCGGCATGAAGGAAGGCCGTCAGGGCAGCAGTGCATTTAACCTTGCCGCCTACAAAGCAAACAATCCTGATCTGGTTGCCGCTTTTGGCGAAGATAACCAGAAATACTATGAGCACTATATCTCTTCCGGCAAGAGCGAAGGCCGGAAGGCATCCTGATTTTTGAATAAACAAAAACGCCCCCGGTGCTACCAACACCGAGGGCGTCAAAGAGTGGCTTGCTCACGAGGAACAATCCAATCCAGCAGTTGTATTGTACCACCTCCGGGCAGGCTTGTCAAAGTGTATCTGTGGAGGTGCATTTTATGGGAAAACGAACCAACACGGCAGCCTGGCTGCCGAATCAGCAGCGCTGGCAGATCAACGTCCAAAAGAATGGTGTGCGCAGATCCTTTACCAGCTCAAAGCCCGGCCGCACCGGCCAGCGTGAAGCCAATGCAAAGGCGGACGCATGGCTGGATGACGGCATCAGCAATACTCGGATGCTGGTAGAAGCAGCCTATCCGCAGTGGATCGGCGAGCTGAAATTGACCACCAGCCGCTCCAACTGGGAACCGATCCAGAGCCGGTGGAACGTCTGGGTGCGTCCAGTCATTGGCCGGAGGCGTGTGGGAGACCTGACGGAACAACAGCTGCAAGCCATCATCAACAAAGGATTTGCAGGAGGACTGAGCAAAAAATACCTTTCCAACATGTGCACGGATTTGACCATGTTCTGCAAATGGCTGCGCCTGAGCAAAATGTCCACTCTGCGGCCGGAAGAACTGCATGTGCCAAAGGGTGCACGCTCCAAGGAAAAAGAAATATTGCAGCCGGAGGATCTGCGTACACTTTTTGAGGTTGACACTACGATCCTGGACGGCAAACTGATCGAGGATCCTTATGTCAATGCGTACAGGTTTAGCGTTGTGACTGGCCTTCGTCCGGGCTAGCTGATCGGACTGAGCTGGAAGGACGTTAAGGGTGGCCGGGTGAAGATCCGGCGAGCTATAAACACCCGTGGCGAGGAAACCCGCGGCAAGAACGACAACGCTGTGCGCGCCTTTGCACTCACCGATAGTGCGGCCGCTATTCTGCAGGCACAGAAAAAGCTGACAGGCGGGCAGGAGAGCGTGTTTGGCATCTCCTGTGAGGACACCTATAGAAAATATTGGCGGCGCTACTGCGAGGCCAACGGACTGCACTATGTTCCGCCGTATAATCTCCGACATACGTTCGTATCACTGGCAAAAACGCTGCCAGAGGGACAAGTCAAGCCCTTGGTTGGCCACTCCCGCCAGATGGACACGTTCGGGATCTACGCGCATCTTATTCATGGCGAGGATGTGCAGACTGCCGCAGACCTGGACAACGTTCTCAGCAGGGTTCTTGATCCGGAAAGTCTTGAGAAATAACACATTTTGTAACACGTTTCTATTTCTCGCACCGTGTTTACGGTTTCCTTCCCGGAGAAGTGGATTTCGGAATTTAACGGAAGTACGTTGGATATGTATGCCGGGTTTTCGCCGGAAAAGTTCTGGACCGGGTTCGACCCCCGTCGGCGGCATAAAAGAGCCCGGATGCGTATGGTATCCGGGCTCTTTTGCTTTGAGTAGCTTGAGCGAGTGACAACCACCAGCTAAGCTGGTGGAGTAAAAATGCTTTAGCTACAAGATTCGAGCGAAGCGAGATGA